GCCTGATATGCGAGTGGATCAACTCCAACTGTGGAACAGCTTTAGTTATTATCCTAGTGTCCATGTTTTTGATTGGTTGGCTGGTATAAACGGCAAATTCATTGGTAAAGATAAAAAATTTTATCACGGTGAGTATCTTTTTACAGTTGACTGGGCGCATCCAGAGACTAATATACTAAATACGGAACATTCTGAGATTCCGCAAGAGCACAAGTGTGCACACATAATTGCATTAAAAAATGGCAACTATGCAGCGCAGCCAAACAATAGAATAATTTGGCATGTCAATAGCTACACCACAGAAAACGATTGGCCTGACTACAA